CTAACATTTCGAGGGCAAAGGTAGGTTCGATACCTGAAAGGATATAAAATTGTCCTTCATAATACATTGCATTGGGGTTGATGTGTTGCATTTCTTTTTGTGTGCGGGTTTGGGGGGTGGGGTTGTGGTTTGTTGTAAGTTTACAGGGGTAGCGTGTGCTCCTTTATAGAACTTATTACTTACAAGTCGTCCGCTATCACGCCCTACTTGATTAACAGCAGAGCGTACAAACCCTTTTGCAAGGGTTTGTATGAATGATTGTTTTTTTCGTGGCATAGTGTTAATTTTTTAAGCAGGTACAATTTTTTCTATCTACGTATGTTTTATCTCCGTCTTTTTGATAATAATAACAGCCTCCACGTGGTCCTGTATACAAAGTATGACCGTTATATGAGCCACATTTCCATTGTTCTTTTGTGTCGGGGAGGTTGTTGTAGTCTTTGGTTTCTTTATTATTATCTTTACTGTCTTTTGAACAAGATGATGTTAATAAAATAGCGCTGAAGGCTAATGTTACGATTGTGAATAATAATTTTTTCATTGTTATTGGTGTTTTTAAATTAATTAATTCTGTGCAAAGGTAGTAACTATTTTTGAGGTGGAAAAATTTTTAGCTAAAAACTTACGCACATTATTTTAACGTATATGTTAAATACGTCGTCGAGATGTACCTCAAAGGGTGGATATTCGGGGTTGATGGACTCACACAGAACAACGCGCTTGTCTTTGGTGGGTTTTAGGCGTTTGAGGATATTTCCGTTACAGGTATCGAGGACGAAAATTTTGCCCCATTCGATAAATGCGAGTTCGTTAATGCGTTTGACAACTACAAGGGATCCGTTAGGGCACTCGGGTGCCATACTATCTCCATTGACAAACATTGCCCAATCGGCGCCTTTTACGGGCACTTTTAAACGTTGTAGGCGGTAGCGGCTGTCGAGGCTATCAGCAAAACCTGTGAGGGAGCCGCCCATAGCGGAGATGGGGAGCAGTGGCACGGAATATTCATCATTTGGGTCTATTTCATCGGGTTCATAGATTTGCAGATCGCTGAGTGTTATTTGTGGGGTGGTCAGCATATTGCCTTCCCCTGTAAGTAGCCACCTGAAATTGATATTGTCGTTTTTCTTAGTGATATCGGTTAATGGTGTTATATCGGCGTTGGAGGCGTTTTTGAGGCGGTCGATTTGTTTTTTGGTTTTATATTCGAGGTTTCGGCGGGCGAAATCGTCGACAGTGCTGTATCCGAGGTGACGGGCGACTTGCTCAATACGGGAGAGGTAGGGGGAGGATGATTCGGGAAGGGTTTCGGGGGCGGGGGAGCTTTCACCTGTGAGTATAGCGCCTTTGTCAAACCCATATAATTCACTTAGTTTATTAGCGACCTCTTTTCCAACGGTTTTTTTGCCACTCATTAGAGCAGAGACATACTGTTGAGAGACCCCTAAATCCTTGATAACTTCTGTCTGAGGCTTCCCAAGTCGAGAAAAAGCCTCTTTAAGATATAGATTAACATTATCTTCCTGAGAGTTCAACATATTGCCCTTTCCGATTAGTAACCAATCCCGATTGACTTCGGGAAATACCTTTAACAATTCATCTATTACATTATCGCTCACCTTATTGCGATGATTTTTAATGTGCGCTATTTGTGATTGAGATATGTCTGATTCCTTAGATAATCTATATGCCGTATATCCATAGTGGTCAATCACTTGCAAAAACCTATCGTTAATAGGATAATTTTGCTTTACATTTTCTGTTGCATTTAAATTATTTTCCATATCTTTGCAAAAATTTTAAAGTTATACAATTATGAATGATGTATCACACGAACAATTATTAGAGCATATCCAAATGCTCGAACAACTGAATTATTTATGTCTATTTGACAAAGTAGACAGACCTATTTTATCACAAATAGTAAACAAAAACTTATCTTTTAGCTTCCGTCACAAACTACTCAAGAACACATTAGAATGGTTTGAAAATGTTCCTATTGTTGCATCTACATATTCTGCTAAGGACTATTATCTTTTAGACTCTAATGAATACTATTTGCAAGAGCCTGAACGTTAGCCTTCTCTTGTTCTTTACTCAATGTATTTCCTACTGTGTTGGGGCTGAAACTTATAGGAACTGAAAAGGATATGCGATTTACTGAATTATTTTTCAGTAGGTCGCTTTCTTTTTGGCTTACATCAGCTCCCAATCCTATTAGGGATATTACTTTCATACCTATCCCCATCGCGCTTTGACTTTCTGTGCTTCCTGTATTCTCAGCAGATACCATTAAGTCGAAACTTATATTTTGCACTTGCCTATAGGTAAGGTCTAACTCCCTTGCAGGTATTACACCTTCTTTATTGAGGTGAGGATTTACCAACACGCCTAATTCTTTAAGTTCGTCTCTTGCTTCTTGCAGCCCCTTTGCTATTTCTACAATCGTAGTTTTTACAAAATCACTTAAATTAACCTCTTTCATATTTATTTAAAAATCAATCAATTAAAAAATATTTTCATTTTTTATTAAAAATACTTTACAAAAAGTTTGGTAGTTTACAAAATGTGTTATACCTTTGCAGCGTCAAAAGTAACAGACATAGTTTCTGAAATAATGACACTGCAAAAGTAGATAAAAAAAAGATACTGACAAGCAAAAATGTAAAAAATAACACATTAATATATATAAGGTATGAAGTTAAGAGAAGAGATAAAGCCGCTTATAAAGAAAAGAGAGACAATGCACGCTTTAGAAAATCAATTGAATAAAACCTCGAGGACAATTTACAAGTGGCTGAAAAAAGACCCCTCGCCGTTTTACGAATCGCCTGCCATTAGGCGCACCTTTTTAAAGATAGTAGGTAAAACAATTAACGAGGCTTTTGAGCCTTCGCAAACAGAACAAGAAACTAAGTAATAACAAATTTAAAATTTAAACACGATGAAAGTAGTAATTAACAACGAAGTAAAAATAAGCGAAGCAACAGAGCTTATAGTAACAGTAAAAGAAAAATACTGCACTTATGCAGTGGTGAACGGCGTTGAGTACATCGATAAACGTGCTGAGATGACTTGTGCTGATTACCCACCTTTTCAAAAGTTTATAATTGACCTTAAAACGGGTGTTATCACCAATTGGAAGAAGGGCGTAACGGCTGAGATATTTTACAAAGTGGTTGATACTGCTTGTTATACACTACTCAGCGGGCGTAAGTTGGCAGCATATAAAGAAGGTTATGTACCTGAGTTCTTAGCTATCTCACACGAGGGCTGGGGCGATTATATCGCAATTGATGTAGACGCTAACGGGCAGATTAAAGATTGGCAGATAACGGCTGAACAATTAGAAAAATACTTTAACGAGTAGGCAAATGAGAACGGTAGTACAAAGATTAGTAGAAGAGATTGACACGTTGCATCACAGTGAGCGTGTCGCCCTCTTTAAAGAATTAGGGGTTGTGCCTGATAGCACGGACATTATAGCCAACGCGCTTGAGATAGTAGAAAGGCGCAGGCTGCAAAGCCAGCTAATGGGCACGGCTGAGGCGGCAAAGTACTTGAATGTTACAGCGGCGACGATACGCAAATGGTATGAGATGAATAAGCTGAAGAATGTGAACCCTAAGAAGGGCGGGCACCCAAAGTTTGCTGTTGCTGACTTGGACGCATTTAAAGAGCATAAAAAAACAGCCTGATGGCTGTCAGGCTGTTCTTCGATAAAATGAATTATCAATTAATATTTTATATAATGATGGCAAAAGTACAACAAACAAATGAAATGACAATGGCAAATGACAACTTTTTTTCTTACGAGGGTCGTTTGCAGTACAAGGGTAAGACTTATGCAGAGTGTTTACCTTTTGAAAAAGAGGCGTTTAACAAGGCGTTGAGCAAAGCGAGGGGTACGGACTTTGCAAGCCAGTTAGAGCGGGCAATATTGCCTTTATTTCTTCAATATTCACCGATGAAAAAGAAAGAACTAACAGTAGACAACAAGGTAAAGGACGCTATTTTTGGGCGTATCTTAGAGAAGTTGGCGCCCGATGATTGTAATACTTCTGAAAGGTGGGTGCTATCGGCAACGCACAATAATTATGATGTGGCTATTTACGGTGAATATGCAGGCGATAAAATAGAGTATGAGGTTGAGGCTTACAAAGAAGTTAGAGGCGAATGGATAGTGCTCGACCTTACAGAGGCACAACGGGACGCACTGGAAAGAAAGTCGTATGCTGAGTATAGGGCTTGTGAAAGGCGTGAAGTGGAGGAACGTTATGAGCAGGCTCGTGAAGAGGCTGAGAATGCGGGCTGGTATGATGAGATGATGCGAGAAACGAGCGATTGGTATTCTTTGTAGTGAAAAGTGAATAGAGAACAGTGAACAGAATTTTTAAATAAACACGATTATGTTACAAGTAGGTAAGTTTTATAAGAAGGGCATATTCTACTATTATTTAAGTAGTAAAGATTATGATATTTGGGACAAAGAAAGCCCGTATTTCGGGGGCACTTGTGTGACTGATGGCTTGAATACCATAAGTTCAGCAGAACAATTGTATAACTTAGAGGGTTTGCAAGAAATTAGTAAAGAGGATTTTTTAAAAGTCTTTCACAAAGCACAAAATGCAATTGATAATTCAATAAAAACGATAAACTAATAAACGATGAAAGAGATTATAACATTACAACAAGCGCCGATAATTCTCTATAATATGCAAGAGTACGCAAAAGATTTAGCGGCGAGGATTGCATCGGCTGAAATAGAGACGGCTATTATTACAGACGAGAATATAAAGACTGTTAAGAAGGTGCGGGCGGCTTTTAATAAAGAGTTTAAAGCAATAGACGCCAAACGCTTGCAAGTAGAGCGAGAACTTACAGCCCCTTGGAAAGAGCTAATGGAGCAGTATAATACCCTCGTAAAATCGCAGTATGACGATTTTGACAAAGTTTGTAAAGAGAAGGTATTTGCTCACGAGGCGGGCAAAAAGAATGAAAAAGAGCTTAATGTAAAGGCGTATTTCGACGAGCTTTGTGCCGCTAAGGGTATCGACTTTTTGAGCTTTGAAGGTTTGAGGTTGAATATCACCCTGAGCGAGCCTGTGAGCAAGCTAAAAGCAACGATAAAAGGGGCGATTGACAGTGCGGCGAATGACCTCGAATTGATTAATAGCGTTCCTGAAAGCGATGAGTATAAAAGTGAGGTACTGGCTGAATACAAGCGTACCCTTAACACATCGGGGGCGTTTAAGGCGGTGAATGAACGTAGGGACGCCCGTGCCGCTGAACTCAAACGCCTCGAAGCACAAAAAGAGGCGGCACAAGCACAAGCCGCAGAGATAGCAAGGGCACAAGTGCAAACACAAGCACCGATATTACAAGCTCCTACGATGGCAACAAGTGCACCAATTGCACCAGTTCAAACACAAACAGAAGCGTCCGCACAAGGTCCAACAAGTCAGCTTATCGAATGTACTTTTAAGGTAAAAGCTACAATGGAACAACTCAGAGAGCTAAAACAATATTTAATAACTAATAACATCGAAATATTATGAATGCAATATCACAACCACAGTACCAACAACCATTAACCCCACAACCGCAAAAACAAACATTAGGAAGCGTTCTCAAGCAATCGGATAGCTTCCTACAACAAACGCTCGGCGAGCGCAAGGCTGAATTTGTGTCGAACCTTTTGGCGCTTTCGGATGCTGACAAGGTGTTACAGCAATGCGACCCCGTAGAGCTGATGAAGTGCGCAATGAATGCAACGGCGCTGAATTTGCCACTGAATAAGAATTTAGGGTACGCTTACATCATACCCTACAATGAAAAAGATAGAGCGACGGGGCAGATTGTTAAGAAGCCTCAATTTCAGATGGGGTACAAGGGTTTTATACAGCTGGCGATACGTAGCGGGCAGTATAAGACGATAAACACCTGTGAGGTAAGAGAAGGTGAAGTAAAGCGTAATAAGTTCACGGGGCACATCGAGTTCTTAGGCGAGAACCCCAGCGGCAAGGTAGTAGGCTATTTGGCTTACATTGAGTTGCTTAATGGTTTCAGGCAGTCGCTTTATATGACCATTGAGGAAATGAATACACACGCACAGAAGTACTCAAAGACGTACGGCAAAGGGACGAGCGTTTGGGCTACTGACTTTGATGCAATGGCAAAAAAGACGGTGTTAAAGCTGCTGTTGAACCGCTACGGGGTGCTATCGGTTGAGATGCAAAAGGCGGTACAGATAGACCAAGCGGACGCAAACGGGCAGTACATCGACAATCCGAATACGGTGCGGGTGGTTGAGGATGCTGTAATCATTGAGCAGAATGACCCCGCAGACGGCGTCCGTCCCGCAGAGGCAGTACAGCCACAAAGTGAACCAGCAGTAGCACCCACACCAATTAACCTAAAAGAAGTGTAGGAAATGGAAGTGAATGTTATCAGTTCAGGAAGCAAAGGCAATGCGGTATTGTATGGCTCGGTGTTAGTGGATTGTGGGGTGAGTTTTAGCAAGCTCAAACCTTACATACAGCAAATACAGCTTGTACTACTCACCCACGCACACAGCGACCATCTCAATGTAAGAACGCTGCAAATGCTGCAAGAGGCACGCCCTGCGGTGCGTATCGGTACACCTGAGTACTTATTATCGGAGCTTTCTGGGCTGAATAACATTGACGTTTATAACATCGATTTCCTCACAAAAGGCGATGTGTGGGTAAATTACGGCGACTTCAAAATAAAGCCCGTAAAGCTTTATCACGATAAACCTAACTGCGGCTATCGAATATTCATTTATGAGGGGGCAGAGGTCAGCGGTCAGAGGTCAGTACCTTACAAAATATTGCATTGTACGGATACGGTAACGCTGGAAGGCATCACCGCACGAGGCTATGACCTCTATGCTATCGAGCACAATTATGATGAGGAAAAAGCACAAAGGGCTATTGAGGAAGCTCGTGCAAAGGGCAGATATTGCCACGCCGCAGATAGCATACACACGCACCTGAGCTGGCAGCAAGCGCGTGAGTTTATCGAGGCAAACCGCAAAGAGGATAGCCAAATATTAGAATTACACAAATCAGAAAAATTTTACTAAGATGAAAGAGTTAGATTTAAGAAATACAAAGATTTACGTAAATGGTAAATCAAAAGAGCTCCAAGAGAAACTGTTTAAAATGGGCAGCACCCGCACCACAGCCACAAGCGGCACAAGTCCCACAACAAACGTCAATGTTTGACAATTATGGACAAGCCCCCGCAAAGCAAGAAGAGGACGATGATTTTCCTTTTAATCAATGACAAGTAACTAAGATGAAAAAAGTAGAAACGCCACTTTTTGAGGTGCTCCAACGCCACAGCAAGCAGCTGCAAGCGATGTATGATGAACTGCAAGAGGCATACGAAAAGACAAATATTGAAGATTTCAGTAAGGAGTCTGTTGTGATTAGCCGTTACAAGTTAGAGCTTTCAGAGGCGAACGCTTATGCGGGGATAGCTTTCTTACGTATGAAACAGAATTTAAAGAACAATAACATTAAAAATAAGTAAAAATGAATGTAGAAAAATTAACAGAGAAAATGGTACAAGAATTAGTAAAACGCGCTTTTGAGAAAATTAAAAAGGGGAAAGCTCATTTGAAGATGGAAATAACATTGTCAAAAGGCGAGCAAAACAATATGGTTCGTGCAGAAGGAGATAAAATGGCATTAACACTTATGATTGTGAATCTTCTTAAAAGTAATAATGATTTAAGGGACCTTTTTGAAACAGCTATAACCATAATGCAAGTAGCAGAATGACCATCGATCAATATACAGAAGAATTACAGCAAATACAATCATACCTTGAAATAGAGGTATCGGACAACCCCGAAGAGTATGCGGAGCGTATTCGTACCCTTGCGGTGTATATGGCACGTAGTGGGCAAATGCTGGCAGATGCAAAGCGGCTGTATAATGAGAAAATGCGTTCTGAGATGATACAACTCGTTAAGCAGCTGGCAAATCAGAACGGCATATCGAATACAGTGCAAAATACTTTGGCTAAAGCGTGTGCCTCAGAGGAACAATACCTTGTCGATTGGTGCGAGCGTGTTAATAGGAGTTGTACGCACCAAATAGAGGCGATGCGCTCGCTGCTGTCGATGGAGAAAGAACAGCTGAGGATTGCAAAAACGGGATATTAATAAACACTAAAAAGAATATGACAACAAACGTGAATATGATTAGAAAGCTGGGCAACTTTCAAGTTACCCAGCGCACGAAGGACGGTATGTTTAACGCTACGGCGTTACTCAAACAATGGAACGAGTTTGTAAAAACTCAGAAGAATTTACATACCCAGAATTCTGGGTATGTAAAAAACGATGCTGAAAATCAAGCACTTCTAAATGGGGAAAATTCTCCCCATTTAAAAATGGACGCTGGTAATCAGGTATTTGTAGAAAAAGAAATTAAAAAATTCTTTGAGAACAACACTACCAAAGACTTCATAAAAACCATTATGCAGAAAGAGAACCTCACAGATGTGAAAGAGGTGTACAGAGCACACAAAGGAAAATACGGCGGCACTTGGATGCACCCGATGCTATTCATCGACTTTGCTATGTGGCTCAACCCTTCTTTTAAGTATGATGTACTCAAGTTCGTGTATGATGAAATGATAAAGTACCGAAACTTTGCGGGTGATACTTACAAAGAGCTGGCAAGCTCCATCGGGCGGGTAGTGCCAAAATCACTAATGATTACGGCGATGAAGAACGTAGCGCAGGCACTGAATTACATCGTATTTAATGAGCACAAACACGGCGTCCGTAATGATTACGGCACTGAGGACAAACAGCACGAATTATACGAACTACAACGCAAAGTAGCGGCACTCATTGAAGAGGGTTTTATAAAGAGCTTCGAGCAATTGATGAACTACCTACGTGAGACGTATAAGAGAAAGCACCTGCCGAAGGTGTTTGTAAGCTAACACAGAATATTAATATTTAATTTATAAACATTATGGAGAACCCATTTAAGAAAATCGAGAACAAAAGCGAGCGTGTTAGACTATTAAGGGACAACGCCGTAAAAATGGAAGAGCTGTCTTATCCAAAGACACTCAGTAGCGAACAACTTTCAGAGATGAAAGATGAGCTGGCAAAGCAGGATATTTCTCTGCAAAAGCTCGAAGATGAGAAAAAGGAAGTCACCGCCGATTACGCACAGCGCATCAAGGTTGCCAAAGCAGAACGCAACGTTGTGTTACACTCTATCCGTACAGGGGTGCAAGAGGTTACCGAAACGGTGTACCTTATTGATGACCAAGACGAGCGCAAAATGTACGTCTATAATGAGGACGGTGATTTGATTTCGTCTCGACCTCTAAAACAAGAGGAGCAACAAATGACAATAAAACTCACAGGAACGTTTAACTAAAAATCAGTAACAAAATGCAAGAAAAAGAACAAAAAATCAGTATCAACGTTGAGAACGGCGTTAAGGAAGTAGTAATCCGTGAAGGTGAAGCCGCTCGCCTATTAGATGAAAAAGCACCTCTAAAAGCGGGTATTTCAGGCACATTGGGCGCACCTCTCGAGTACATCACCCAACGCCTCGAGCAGTTCGACCACAAGCGTGCTCATATCCTTGTCGATAGGGAAAATGCCACTATCACCCTCGTGATTAATGAGAATGACCCTTACCGAAGGGATGAGATTAAGGGCGCGCTTGAAATGCACCCCGCGTTCCAAGCCTTTGGTATCAATGCTGGCAAAGTATGGACACCTACACAGCTGGGAATGTTCTTCAAAATGAACCGCGCGTATTTTGCCGATAGAGCAGAGAACTTAAAGCTCGTATCGGAGCTAATGAACTTCACGGCGACAGTCAATAACTCTATTGAGCGTTCGATGAATGAGAAGGGCAATCGTACAGACAACTTTGAACAGGTGGTAAACTCAAACCTACCAGCGTCGTTTGTACTGAATATTCCGATAGTCAAAGGTGGGCAAGCTGAAAAGTTAGAAGTCGAAACCTTTGCACAAGTGGACGGGCGAGAAGTATCCTTTGTGCTTTTATCACCCAGTGCCCGCGAGCTGACTACAACCCTTTTAGATAATGCCATTGATGGCATACTACAAGTCATCAGGGATATAGCTTCTGACATAGCTATTATTGAGCAGTAGAAATTGTTGTTATTAGTTTTATCGTGTTTAAAATGGTAAGCAAGCACGTTCGAGGCGTACACGGGGTTCAAGTTCCCCGCTTGCTGCAAAGCAATTGCAAAGGAGCTCTCAGGGCAGAGTGCACAACCCTGAGAGTAGAGAATTAAAAAAGATTAGAAAATGGATTTAAAAAAATACATTCCACAGCAAGGCATCAGCCTGTACCACTGTGACAATACCGACCTTTTAGCCACGCTAAAAGACAGCAGCGTAGACGTTATCCTCACCGACCCGCCCTACCTCTACCTCAAAGGGCAAAAGCTCGAACGCCCCTTTGACGAGCAGCACTTTTTCAGCGAGTGCCGCCGTGTGCTTACCAAAGACGGCTTTATAGTCCTCTTTGGGCGCGGCACGTCCTTCTACCGCTGGAATACCCTGCTCAATGAACTCGGGTTTAGTTTCAAAGAGGAAGTGGTGTGGAACAAACGCCGTATCAGCTCACCTGCTTTGCCATTGGGGCGCCTACACGAAACCATCTCCATTTTTACCAAAGGCAAAGGCAAAATAAACCCCACAACTACCTCTTATATGGAAAACAAAGCCTATGATATAGATCGCATCTGCAACGATATAAAGCGCGTAGAAAGCTCCCTGAAAAACGAAAAAACACTCTCACACATTATAGCGGGATTAAAAGCGGGAGAGATAGAAAATATCTATTATACTCCTAAACATCAAAAACATAAAGTATCTTATTCAGGAAATAAGAAGAATGTAGATATAGGCATTCACGCCCTCAAAACAATGGTAAACAACATCTCCAAAGAAACCTCTGTAATGTCCGACTTTGGCGATAAGTACACCGCTATTCACCCCACCCAAAAACCCGTGCGTCTCTTAGAACGTTTGCTGGCGTTAGTTGTGCCCAAAAGCAAAGCCCCCACCGATACACTCGTATTAGACCCCTTTGGCGGCTCGTTCTCAACAATGGTTGCCGCCTACAATATGGGCTTGAAGGGCATCAGCTGCGAGATAGACGAGGAGTATTTTAACGCAGGCAAAGAAAGAATTGAACAAATACAGCCTAAACTATTCAGAAACTAATATAACAATAAAACAATATGGCACGCCCAAATAAACAAGGATTAGATTATTTCCCCTTAGACGTTGATTTCTTTGAAGACGAGAAGGTATTGGCTATCTCGGGGGAGTTCTCCTTAAAGGGAGAGATAATTGTGCTGCGGCTACTTTGTGAAATATATCGCAATGGCTATTTCGTGGAGTACTCACAGCTATTTAAAAACAAGCTGGCTAAGTTCAGCAACGTATCCGCTGGTCTAATTGATGAGATTGTCAGACGCCTCGTGAAATACGCGTTCTTTGATGGGTTCTTATTTCGTGAGCACAATGTACTGACAAGTACACATATCCAGCAAGTTTATTTAGAAGCCTCAAAGAGAAGGAAAGGTGATATACCCCTTCAGTTTTGGTTACTCGACACCAACCAAAATGAGGGTGAAAACGTTAATGTAAACATTAATCGAGTTAATGTATACAATAACCCCCCGCCAAATGACATTAATGCTAACATTAACACCACAAATAAAAGTAAAGTAAATAAAAGTAAAACTTCTTTTTCAAAAAAAGAAGCAAAAACGCGCGAGCAAAAAAAAGAGCCGCCGATTGAAAATTCATCAGAGGGCTTAAACGCCTTCGGCGATGAAAGAAAAAAAGTTGCGCCAAAAAAAGAAAGTGCGGTTACTGAGGAATGCCCGCCAGAATTAAACGAGCCTGTCGAAATTGTCGAGTTTGACAGCGAGGGCAACCAAGTATACCCCTCGACTGAAAAAACGCCGAAAAAACCGCCTAAAAACAAAGCGTTTGTAAAACCCACCATTGAGGAGATTAGAGCCTACTGCTGGGAGCGTGGTAACAACGTAGACCCGCAGAAGTTTTTCGACTACTACGAAAGCAACGGCTGGAAGGTAGGACGCAACGCTATGAAGGATTGGAAGGCAGCTGTACGCACTTGGGAGCGCAACAGATTTGATAACAATAACACACAAACACAAAAAGCAAATGGAAGCACAAACACAAACGCTACAAACGACAACCAACAACGCTATGGCAGAATGTCAGAGGAAACAGCTATCAGAAGTGCAACAGGCTGGGCGTAAATCGGAACTTGAATTTATCCAAGCCTCATTCACTCAAAAGCGTATCAAAGAGATAAACACAACCGATACGCTCGTTGTGCTGGGGTTGATACTCTATGATGCTGCTAAACTTGCGGGTATCAAAGATGGCATACAGCAAGATGTAAAAGGGGATATTAAAGACTTGATATTCACCCGCTTCGGCACGCTATCACTCGAAGAAATCGCCTACGCCTTTAAGCTCGAACGGCAGCTGGCATATCCCGTAAAAACGGAGCACTATCAGTTTTTCTCCACTGAGTACGTAGCAACCATTTTAGGCAAATATGAAGAATGGAAAAGAGAAAAACGCAAAGTGCATAACATCGACCCTGAGAAGAAAGCGTTACCACAAAAAGAGATTTCAGACAATGAAAAAGTAATGATGTTCCTCCTTGACTTGATGAATGATTTTGACTTTTACAAAGCGCACAAAAGCCTACAACTCGGAGCTTTTAGGCACTACCTGCGATTGTTTTACTTAGGGCTACTGCCTGAGCATACAGAGGAGTTCAAAGCGCAAATCACCCTTCGGGCAAAGGAGGCGCTCAGGCGTGAAATGCAAGCAATGACGGATATAAGAGAGCGCCGAACGATAAAGCAAATCATCGAAGGGCAAATGGACGACGCAGGAAGGCTCAAAGGCATAGGAAGGGAAATTATACTTTGTGATTTCTTCGATAGCATCATAGCAGAGGGGAAAGATTTGTCACAAATGATTGATGAGAAAATACACGGGAAAAGCGATGCAGAGATTTTGCAAATGATAAGATACAACGGATAGACGTATGAAAAAGAGAAGGAAAATGACGCACATAACAGAAAAGCAAGCTGAGGAGATTATACAAATGTTCCTCACTGAGGACGAAAATACGACGCGCGTTATTTCTGAGAAGTTAGGCGTTTCAACGTGGCACGTAGATAGGGTATTAAACAACTACCTACAAGGCAAAGTAAGGAAAGCTATTGTTAATAGCTATATCAGATACCAAGATTAAAACGAACAAAAAGCGATTAGACGATGGAACGAAAAAGATTAAAACCAATAACAGAAGAACAGAGAAATCAAATCATAAGGGCGTTCAGGAGTAGCAAGGAGAATGGAGCGCCTACCATAGCGGCGATGCTTGGGGTATCAGTCTCACAAGTGAACCGCGTGATAAGCGAGTTCTTAAAACACCGTGAGCAACTTATGATAATCAAAAACCATATAACATTTTAAAAACAAGTAAAACAATGGAAGAAATCATAAAAGCACTCAAAGAACTACAAATGCAACTAATGATAGAGGCAAATGATTGGATAGAAGCCCAACGTTTCGAGGCAGACGATTACCGTATGCCTGATGAGGAATATGCCATCGTTGGCGAGTATATCAATAGCATTGTAAATACCTTAAACGCACAAAAACGATTAATAAAATATTATGAAACACATAAAGATGAAAAGTAAAGAAGCCCAACTCCAAACCGCCTGCGTGCGCTGGTTCAGGTTGCAGTATCCTGAGTATGCCCACCTGCTATTTGCAGTGCCCAACGGCGGAAGTCGCAACCCCAAAGAAGCTGCACACCTCAAACAACAAGGCGTAACGGCGGGCGTCTCCGATTTAATCCTACTTGTGCCCTCATACCCTTGCCCGTTTCTCTGTATCGAAATGAAGGTAGGCAAAAATAAACAGACTGAGGCACAAAAAGCCTTTCAGCAGCAAGTTGAAACAGTCGGCGGCATCTATGTAGTGTGTTACAGCTTTGAGCACTTCGCAGGGGCTGTAAGTGCCTACCTCACACCATCACCCGAGAAAAGTAGCTTTGCAGGAATCACAGAAGCACAAATACAAGCCTTTTTAAAAAAGCAAGAAAAAAAACATTAACATTTAAAATTGTCAAAATATGCTTGAAAGAATTAGAAAAGCAGTGGAAGAAACCACTCATCGCAAACTATATGAAAAAAGCTACAACCTCAAACTATTTTGCGGATTAGCTGCAAAATACTCTCTTGCCACACAAAAGGAAATGGCAGAGTTCTACGGTGCTGTAAGTTCCTCAGCTTCTTACTATCTAAAACAGCACGCGCAAATGATGTCTAACATCGAATATAATGCGCTTTTTAAAGAAGCTGAGAAAAGAATTTTAGAGGCAGTTAATGAGGAGAAATAAGATGAAAGAATTAATCAAAATCACAGAACAAAACGGAGTGCAAGCAGTGTCTGCACGTGAATTACACAAGTTTTTAGAAGTAGGCAAAGACTTCTCTAACTGGATTAAAGATCGTATAAACAAATACGATTTTGTCGAAGGGATAGACTTTGAGGTTTTCGCCAATTCTGGCGAAAACCCTAACGGAGGGCGTCCACTCATAGAATACGCACTCACCCTCGACACCGCCAAAGAAATCGCAATGGTAGAAGGTAACGAACGAGGAAAGCAAGCGCGCCGCTACTTCATTGAAGTAGAAAAGAAGTACAAAGCCCGCCAGCTATCACCCGCTGAGTTCCTTTTGCAACAAGCACAAATGTTAGTAGAGCAAGAACGCAAACTCCAGCAAGTACAGCAGCAAGTAAATACCATAGAAGCAAAACTCACCACGCGCCCTGAATACTTCTCAGTAGCAGGATATGCCGCACTCCATAAAATCGACTGCGGGCGACAACTTGCCAGCTCTTTGGGGCGCAAGGCTACCAAAATATGCAAAGAGCGCAATATCCCTACTGATAACATCACCGACCCACGATTCGGATATGTAAAGACATACCCCGCGCACGTACTTAACGAAGTATTCAACCTTCCTATAACAAAGATTTAAAGACATCGTTTGTTGTTATTTTTTCATTGTTACGGAAAGCCACTGCATACCTATAAACGCAGTGGCTTTTTAGTGTTTAAAATCAATTACTTGCATTAATATGTTACAAATACAACAAAATACTTTACAAAAAACTTGCGTAGGAACAAAAACGTTCCTATCTTTGCAGTGTGAAGTTAAAACAGCAAGCAAATGAAGGTATCAGAGTTAAGACGGAAATTAGAAAAAGCAGGATGGTATTTATACCGCAGTGGCTCAAACCACGACATCTATCGCCACAAAGACAGCGACAAACAAATTCCCTTAGAGCGACACCAAACTAAGGAAGTCGCCAAAGGTACAGAAAGGGCAATATTGAAGTTGGCAGGACTTCTATAACTCCCAACTCAAAAAAGAATAACAACAAACACAAATGAATTACAGCAATGAAAAAGAAAATTAAAATTATTGTAGAAAGGACAAATACAGGTTATAGCGTGTACGCTCCTGACGAAGAAGGAATATTTACCGTAGGCAGCGATTTTAGCGAACTTCGTGAAAATGTAGCCGATGTGATTAATATCCAAGCCGATTTTTTAGATGAAAAAGGACGGCACGAGGAAGCTGCTGCATTACGCACCGCAACACCTGTGTATTATTTGGATATAGTGCAGTTCTTTGAGCACTTTTATATGCTCAATAAAACCGCCTTTGCCCACTATATAGGTATGAATGAAAGCTCAATGCGCAAACTCAGTGCGGGGCTTGTACCTCTTACTGACAGCAAAGCCGCAAAAATAGAAACGGGCTTGCATAGATTGGCAAAAGAGTTCAATTCAGTAGCCTTTGCCTGATATAGATTGTAGTTTTAATTTTACACCTTAAAAGCACTATATACGTATGTATGTGGTGCTTTTTTTGTGCTCTTATTCAGTATTTAAGTACTACTTAACAACTGAGTTTATATATTTACAACTCACTACATTACAACTACTTATAGTCGTCTGTTAAATATATAACAAAATTTTTTCAAACTTTTTTGCTAAAATACTTGACACGTTAAAAATTATTCGTACCTTTGCAGCGTCTAAAAGTTTGAGAGGTACTTTGTACCTATATATTAAGAAAATATAATATTTAATAACTCACGGCGTGAGGGTGTAGCTATACAGTAATGTATAGTAAAAAATTTGATTAAATCAAACTTTTAGACAGCACCTACTCACGCCGTTAAATATTTTATAAACAAATGTCTAAAAGTCAAACAACCGCACCAATCGCAAACATTAGCGAGGTGCACAGCGAAACAAAAAGCACTATCTTAGAGCTTTTACCACAAGTGCAACACATCGGCACTGAATTAGAGTGTAAGATGTACAACCTTAAAAGCACTAAAAACCATCTTATTGGTATGCTCTCAGAGGCTATTGAAAAACTGCCTAACGAGCAGCAACACAACTTGTCAAACTTGTTATGGCAAATCGTAACCATTGACGGGGTACTCTCTGAGTGCATCACCCCCAAAGACTTCTGCAACTTAGAGGACTTTATCTATTACACAAAAGAATTAGTAACCCTTAACACCCTATAAGATTATGAAAGAGTTAGTATTTGAAAACAAAGGGCAGGCGGTTACTAATTCGTTGTTAGTAGCTGAGAAGTTTGGTAAAGAGCATTTTAACGTACTGCAAACGATTGACAACCTTATAACTGAAAATTCAATTTTAACTGAAAATCAGCAAGATAGCCCGTTAAGTAGAATGTTTGTGCGTTCTGAATATGCCGTACCTTTAAACAATGGTACAAATGCAGTGAGAATGCAACCTATGTACATAATGAACCGCGATGGTTTTAGCTTGTTGGTAATGGGTTTCACAGGGGCACGGGCGTTGCAGTTTAAAATTGACTTTATCGAGGCGTTTAACGCTTACGAGCAGGCGGCACGTAACCCAGCGGCACGCCTCTCTAAAATAGAGCTTGCGCAAATGGTTATAGAGAGTGAAAAAGAAAAACAGCTACTCGAACAACGTAACCAGCTGCAAGAGGCTGAACTCAAAAAGCAAGCCCCAAAGGTAGAGTATTTCGACAAGGTACTCCAATCAGAAAGCACTTACCCTACTACCTTAATCGCAAAAGAATTAGGTATGAGTGCTATCAAACTCAACCAGCGGTTGCATCAATTAGGGGTGCAGTTCAACCAAAGTGGCACGTGGGTGCTTTATAGTCAGCATCAGGACAAAGGTTACACAAAAACCATCACCCGTACATTTGTCAGCAATGAAGGCAAAGAGCATACCTCAATGCTCACTGTATGGACTGAGAAAGGCAGATTGTTTATTCACAACCTCTTAAAAAGCAGTTAATATATCTTTCATTTGCAACCTGAGTACGTTGTAAAACTGCTCTTTTTTACTCAATTTAATAACAATTTAAACACAAACACGATGAAAAACGATTTAACAGCATCAGTATTAGAATGCATACAAAAAATAGATAATATAAGAGAAGGCATTGAGGACAAACGCAAAACTTGCCAAGAAAAAAAGCACACTTATTCGATTGTCTGAATATACTTATAGACAAGTTGCCTAATGAGTATCAAACAAAAATGCGCTACGACCTCAAAGCATTAGAACTTCTCGTTGAGTGGCAAACTCAACTACACTTATTTTACGAACTTGGTAAAATTAAAATACACGCTGATAAAGCAAAAGAACTATTAATGTCTAACATTTAATATTTTACACACAATGAAAAACGATTTAAAAACCATAATGCGCCTCGCTTGGCAGTTCTTCAAACAAACGCACATCGCATTCTCAGAATGCCTCAAAAAAGCGTGGGCAAACTACAAACTCAAAAAAGCAATGCAAACGCAAATCGTGCGCTTCTACTTTCAAAAAGTAGACGGCACAATTCGCGAGGCTTGGGGCACACTCTCAGAGGCACTAACACCCCAAACCAGCACCACTAACAACCGCAAACCAAACGACACCATTCAAGTCTATTTCGACACAGAAAAACACGAGTGGCGTTGCTTTAAAAAGTTCAATATCATACAATTAGCATAACACTAAAAACATACACCGCAAAATAATTACTTAAATATTTGCACACCTCAATAAAAAGTATTATCTTTGCGGTGTATTTAAACAATTACCATTCACATTATGAGAAAAGAACTCGGTAAGTGGCTGTTAGATATAGCCAAATACATTGTAACAGCAATATTACTTTCAAAAGTATTCAATGTTGCAGAAGATAGTACATACGTCTATATAGGCGGCATTTTAACTATTTTTATCACAATGGCAGTAGGTTTGTTTTTGCTCAAAGAGCCGCAAGCAAAAGACCCTCAGAAGAATAACAAACGAACAAATAATAAAAGATAGAACTATGGACATATTATTACTTTATGGCTTTATATGCCTAATCGCAATTGTAGGGGGCTGGTATGTTACTTGGTACGACCGTAAAAGTCAGCACTCAGAAGAACCAAACCTATAAAAAGACAAAGCAATGACAATAAAAGTAAACGGCAAAGACGTAGAGGCGTATCGGCTCATTATGAGAAAAACAAACGCCCTCGATATACTAAAAGGCACTAAGAAAATCGAAATACGAGATTTCAGTAAAACATACGGGGATATGTTTATCGACCCTGAGAAAGAAAAAGTATACCTCAAAAAGATGGAAGAACCCGACTTTGAGTATATAGATAAAAATGGGGTCGCTGAATGTGATAAGATATATAAAGATACAAAGTATATCTATTTCACCAACTATAACAACTCTTGGGACTTAGTAGCTGAGATAGAACAAATATTTATGTTGTGGTTTACAGACGACGATATGGAATTTCTCAGTAAAGAACTCAATTTTCACGACCTTGAAGAAAGCTATAAAGAATACAAAGCAAATGGACACGATGACAACGAAGATGGGACACCTGCTTTCTTTGCGATTGAGTTAAAAGGGGTTGTATCTCATCGAGGGCTTGCATAAAGCTACAAAAACAGACTAATATAAGAGAACCTAATAGAGAGGTTACACGCTGCAAAGGTAGTGTGTAACCTCTTTTTGTATTTATTGTTTAACTATTTAATATTTAATGTTATGCCAGAACCTTACGCAGTACGTTGGACAGGTGGTAAGAGGCAAGTGTATCGAACAAAAAGAGACTTCGAATATGGTAAGTTATCTTCATTTGGGACTACCAATAAGAGATTAGACCGTAGTTTCGGAAAATAGTTAATACACTATGCAACTCAACCACGCACACCAAGTCATTGAGCAACTCGCTCAAAAAACAAGCAAAGTGGTACTATTTCACTCAATGAGTGGCAAAGATAGTATCGCTTTGCTTAACCTCTTATACCCCCACTTCGAGGTAACCTGTGTATTTATGTACGTAGTCCCTAACCTCGACCACATCAACCGATATATGAACTACATCAACGAGAAGTACCCAAAAGCAAAAATCATACAAATACCACACTTTGCCGTATTCTCATACATCAAAGCAGGCTATTTAGGTTGCAAGCAGAACGAAAAGCAAAAACTCTACACACTCGCCGACCTCACCGATAGCATCCGCACACGCACAGGCATTGAGTGGGCTGTATTTGGCTTTAAACAATCCGATAGTATGAACCGCCGTATAATGCTGCGCACCTACGAGCTTGAAGCCATCAACGAAAAAAACAAAAAGTGCTATCCACTATCCAAATACAAAAACAAAGACATACTCCATTACATCGAAACCAACAACCTCATACCACCCGAACGTTACGGGAATAGTCAGTCATCAGGCACAAGCATAAATGACCTTGAATACTTATTATTCCTCCGCAACCACTACCCGCGCGACCTCCAAAAGATAATCAACGAGTATCCACTCACAGAACGAATATTATATGAGTACGACTATGAAAGAACTAAAACAGAGTGAAACCCAAACCATACAACGTTCCCAAATACATCTCAATCCCTACAACCCTAAAAAGCACACCGACAAAAAGATAAAAGAACAACTCGCAAACTTCAAAAAAGTAGGCTTTAACGGAGGCATCAAGTGGAACAAAACCAGCGGCAACCTCATTGACGGGCACCGCCGCCTAATGGCTATGGACTTGTATTACAAATACGATGGCACCCCCGCTACCGACTACCAGGTAAAAGTAGAAGTCGTGGAGTTTGACCCCAAAACCGAAAAAGAGCAAATGACCTACGAAGCACTCGGAAATACCCGCGCCGATTATGCCCTTGTAGCCGCCTATATTGATGAAATAGACTACAAGAACATAGGATTATCCGATGAAGACTTGTCGGCTATTTCTGCTCTTATAGCTACTGATGTACCTCCTGTGGTTGAAACCATAGACGATTTCATAACTCCCACACCCGCAGAAAACGCTCGTGCGGCTCGCACCTCAGAAGAACCCTCCTATGAGGACAAGAAAGAAAAAGTCAAAGCAATGAAGCAGCAAATCCGAGAACAAGCCATAGAGCGAGGGCGTAATGAAGAAGCATACCTTACCCTATCATTCACCTCTCACCAAGCTAAAAGCGACTTTTGCGAACTGCTGGGCATCGATCCCGACAGCCGATTTGCCAAAGGGGAAGACGTCCTCAGTATCATAGAATAACATAATAAAACAAACAATCCCTATGAGTACCAATAGAAAAGCACCCAAAAACAGCAAAAAACCTACACTCAGAAAATTTACAGAAGTAGTAGAAAAGTGCGGCGGCAACATCTCGTCCATAGCCCGCACCTTTGGCGTTAATAGGCTAACAGTATACGAATGGGGCAAAGCAGACCCCGACTTCCAAGCCGTCATTGACGACCAGCGCGGCAAAATACTCGATGAATGCATATCCATTTCCCGAGTACTCGCACGAGGTATACCAATTTATGACGAACAAGGTAAAATCATAGGTTGGACAGAGCGCCCCGATAGCGGAATGGTACGCTACCTAATGAGCACACTTGGACGCAAAGAAGGATTTGGCGAGAATGTGGATATAACCACTAACGGCGGCAGTATCGCCCCCGCCTTCAAAATCGAAGTCATCGACCGCCGTGAACAAGTTATCACAGAAGAAACAAACTCCTAATACAAGCAAATAATTATGAATAATAACGAAGGAAGCATCAATTTTGAAATAGGATTAGATACTAAGAAATTTCAAGACAATTTAAAAGAAATAGAGCGTAAATTCAAGGAATTAGAGGAGAAATTCAACAAACCTAACATTCCTACACCTGAAATCCCCAAAATACCAGACGCTCCCAAAGCCACCAGAGAAGCCCAAGCCCTTGCAGACGCATTAAGAAATGTAAAGCGAGTAGCTGGCACACTCTTCGTGCTCGGAGGCGCACAACAATTCGTCTCACAACTCGTGAACGTACGCGATGAGTTCCAGCGCCTCGAAATCTCATTCGCTACAATGCTACAAAGCAAGGACAAGGCAAACAAGCTAATGGCTGAGATGGTAGACCTCGCCGCACACACACCTTTCTCAATGACAGAAGTAGCAGAAGGTGCAAAACGACTGCTCGCCTTCCAAATACCAGCCGAACAAGTAACTGACACCCTCCGACGTATGGGAGACGTAGCGGCGGGGCTTTCTGTGCCTATGTCCCAGCTTATCCACGTATACGGACAAGTAAAAGCACAAGGGCGACTACTCACCAACGACCTCTACCAATTCACCAACGCAGGTATCCCTATCATCGCCGAGCTATCCAAAGTAACAGGCAAAGCTGAGAACGAAATCAAGGATATGGTAACCGCTGGCAAAATAGGCTTTTCTGAGATACAACAAGTATTTCAGAATATGACCAATCAGGGTGGGCTATTCTACAACCTCACCGCCGAGCAAAGCAAATCACTTGGAGGGCAAATCTCCAACCTTAAAGACAACATCGAACAGATGTTTAACGAAATGGGCAAAGCCACCGAAGGCACTATATCCTCAGCCATCTCAGGCGTCGCCTACCTCGTTGAGCATTATAAGCAAGTAGGTAAAGTAATATCGGTACTTGTTGCCACTTATGGTACTTACAAAGCATCTCTCATAGCTCAGGGTGTAGCTCAGCAGATAGTAACCAAATACGGAGTAATAGATGCAGCGACTAAAAAGCTCCAAATACGCGCTACTATCCAAGCAATGCTCGCACAAAATAGCCTCACCAAAGCAATGCTCGCTAATCCCTACACCCTTGTAGCAGCAGCCGTTGTAGGGCTAATTGCAGCTATTTGGCAGTTCTCCAACGCTACCACTGCCGCCGAACAAGCACAAGAGAGCTTCAACAAGGAAATGAGCAAACTCTCCGACCTTCGCGACAAAGAACGCCAACAAGTCGATGACCTCCTCAGCACCCTCAAAGACGAGACCAAATCACGAGGCGAGCAAAACCAAGCACTCCTAAAATTGCAAGCCCTCTACCCCGCTATATTCAAGCAGTATCAAACCGAAGCCGAACTCCTCAATAAAATAGGAGAGGCTCGCCAAAAAGCATACGCCGATATAGATGAAAGCGATGCGAAGCGTAAAGAAGACTATGTAAGAAGGTTAGAGGATAGACTAAAAACACTCAAAGACAGCTCAGCAAATGCAAACGGCACAGACCTTTATAGTGCCTACAAAAAAGACAAAGAAATACAAGCAGTAGAAGCCGAACTTGCCAAAGCCCGCCGAGCCACAGCGTGGACAAAAACACAGAATAAGATAAACGAACTCTCTAACCTATCCCCCGAAGAGCAGAGACGCCAGCAAGCACTCATCCGCGAGGAAATCAACCGCCGTAAGAACGCACAAGTTGGAGTAGGTCAAAAGCAAATACCTCTCACAATGCCAGCCTTTCAGTCCACAGGCTACGAACAATTCGACTTCAAAGATTTAGGGCTTATCAATCAAAAAACAGATAGCTTCCTTAAAGTCTCAAAAGCACAAATTACTACCTTTGACGACCTCTTAAAGAAAAGAGCTGAGTTGCAGAAGGGCATAAACAATATCAAGGCACAACTAACAGCCAAAGGAGCTAACGTCAATGATGAAACCCTAAATAAACAATTAGCCGAGCAAGAAGCCGCCCTCAAAGCTGTAAACACTCAAATCGAAAAACTCGAAACCAAAAGCACTAAGAAAGGCGGCACTAAAACCACAAAAGCTGAAAAAACGCCCTACGACATTGAGGCAGAAAAACGCCGTATTGAGCGACAACAGGAAGACCTTCATTTTGCTAATGAAGAACAACGCATACAGCAATTAGAGGAAGGATATGACAAAGAAGACGAACTTATTCGTCTCCGTTATGAGCAACGCAAAATCAACATCCAGCGACTTGAACAGGACGCCCTCGCTACACTCATTGCCGAGCGAAAAAAACAATACGAATACGAGCACGGTAACGCCAAAGGCTTTGACCCTTCTGTCGTACAACTCGATGAAGCAACCAAAGGCGAGTTTACCCAAATGCGTAACTACAACGAAGCTGAAAAGCTCCAAGCGCAGGACAAACTATACCAAGCACTCCTCGACAAGTACAAAACCTACGCCGAAGAAGAAGCCTCCATTAACAAAAAGTATGCAGAAGAGCGCGCCGCATTAGAAAAACAGCTCACAGGTGAAACCCTTAAACAACGCCTCGCTGAAAGCAAAAAAGCCCAAAACAAAGAACTCTTCGAACTCCAAAGGAAATACAAAGCAGAAGGTAAAATTGTTGGACGCCTCTTTGAGGATTTCAGTAAAAAGAGCCTTAAAGACCTTGAAGAACTCTTTAAAGCAGCAACGGAAGAGTTCGCAAAAGTAAAAGATGAACTCGACCCTGACAACCTTGCAGCATATACGAACCGCCTTGAACAACTCAAAGAAAAACTAAGAGACACACGTCCATTCTTCCAACAATTCGCACAGGATATTAAAACAATGTTCGGCGGCAAAGGAGTGGAGAAAGGAGAGGCAGCAAATCGCTTTGTTAAAGGGTTAGGAAGTCTCAGCAATATGTCAGGTTCGCTCACCAGCTTCGTAGGCGACTTATATTCAATGTTTGGGGGTAGTGGTCTCAAACAAGCCAACATATTAGGGCAATCTATGACTAATATGCTCAGCGGTGCAGCATCATTTGCAGGCTTAGGAGCAACATTAGGTACGGCTGTCTCTGCTGGTTCATCCGCAGGACCTATTGGAGCCGCCATCGGCGCAGTCGTTGGTTTAGCCATCGGCGGTATCAAAAGTGCTATAAACAATATGGCAGAAGCCCGTGAGGAGGCCGCAAGAGTGGCACAGTATGCAAAAGACACTGCTCTATTCCTACAACAACAAAAATGGTCAGACGAATACATTTACAAAGAAAACAACAAAGAAGTATTTGAAGATAAGAAAATAGAGAGAGCACGTAAACAAATGCAAGAGCTTTCGAGGCTGTCAGCAGATATGAAGAACAAGATAAACAATGAACTTCGTGGCATAAGAGTATTAGATTGGGTAGAAACTCACGGAGGAATAAAAAGTTGGTGGAAAAAAACAACTGACCATCATAAAGATATACTCGATAAATACAAAGAGATTGTAACCAAAGAAGGGGATATTAATGTAGAACTCGCCAAAAATCTTATAAAGCAGGAGTTAGTTCGAGATGAGCACCTTGAACAATTAAAAAAGATGGTCGCAGAGCAAGAACAAATTAATAAGCTCCGAGAAGATATAAACAAATACTTCAAAGACGTATTTGGAGAATTTGGTAACGACCTTATTGACGCGGCTTGGGACGCTGTAAGGCAAGGTGAGGACGCTATGAAATACTTTGGAACAGCCGTAGAGAAGATTGTTTCAAAAATAGGTAAGCAGCTTATATTAGAAAGTTTCTTTAAAGATAAGTTAGAAGAAATAGCAAATAAGGCAAAGGGAATTATAGGAAGCAATAATGCAGACAGTGAGAAAATGAGGAGTTTACAAACGTTGTTAGCCTCAGAAAAAGGAGCGTTAGAAAACAGAGTGAGAGGAGCTGAATTTTGGTTTAAAGAATGGCAAAAAATGGAAAAGGATTTAGGTATTGCTCCTGACGACACTAAACAGCGCACCGCCCAAACCAAAGGCTTCCAAGCTATGGGGCAGGATACAGCTAACGAACTCAATGCCCGCTTTACCCTGATGACAGAGCTGCAACGTGTTAGTAACGAGGAAATCAAAAAGATGACCGCCTCAGCACTCAAAGCAAAAGAGAATCTCGACACCCTCCGCGAGAACTCTTTAAAATCGCTGTTCCATTTGGCAAATATCGACGCTAACACTTACACCCTTCACCAAATGAGCAAAGATATGGCAAATATCAAGAACTCGTTTGAGGAAATCAAGTTGCACGGAATAAAAGTGAAGTAGGGTAGTGAAGAAGGTTTATTTTAAGGGAGAACTTACCACTGTGGTTACCACTGAATTTTGTAGGTTGTTGATTGTTAAGAGAATAAAGCGTGTTATTTTACTTCTTTAAGAAATATATCTTATCATTGTTTTTGTAGAAGAGCAATACATCTGAACTATACTCATACAATAGCTCAACCAAAAATATTATATTATTGGCTTTCTTATACATATACATATTGGTATCTATACCTGAGAAATCATCATCTATGGTATAAATCCATCTCTTTTTATGCAGTGAAAAGGAAATGTGATAAGGGTGGCTCCACTTAAATGATACGAATAAATCTTTCATAGGCTTACAAGATTGTAATTCGTGGTCACCCTCATATCTACAATTCATTGGCTGCTGCGAATAAATCTTATTCTTTACTTGTTGTGCTTTGATACTTTCTGGCAGAAAATAACAGGAAAGAATAGCAAATACTAAAATTATCTTACCGTTCATTACTCTTTATTATTTTCAATATGCTATAAACTATACTGCTCTGATCCGGCTGAGGCTTTGCGGGGTATCCGCTCTTTTCCTAATTAATATAAATGTACAGGAATTTGATTGGCTTCCATTTCTTGTTTGAATCTTGTACATACTTCATAACTATTTGAGGCATTAGGAATAATAAAGCCTCTTTTAGTCCCATTTTTTAGAGAGATTACAATAAAGAAGCCCTTTAAGGTCTTCTCAATCTTAGCATTCTCTATTTCACTTAAAGAGATTTTAAAACCAAATAGACCTTTTACAATAAGGATGTTATCTATTATCTCAAATTTATTGACTTTGTAAATATTCCAAGTGTAATAACTTGAGATACAAATAATGATAAGAAGTGCTACAATAAACAAAATATAACTCATAGTATCATAGCTTTTAGGGCTAACGCATCTTAAATACTCATTATCTCAAATTAAGCAGTAGAGCGTAAATATCAGATTCTCAAAAAGGCTAATCTCCTGAATAGATTTTCCGCTTGCTATTTTTATATTCTCCTTCACATTCTGCGTGGAAAAGCGTAGTTTTCAAAGGTTTAAAGTTCTTTAAAGGCAATGCTTTTATGGCTACTTTTGCATATTTATTTTTTACCATTGCTTGCATTTCCTCATCGTAAAGTGAATAACTATCTCTTCCTACCTCCTGCGAATGTTCTTCATCCTTATACCATTTCTGCCCCTCTATTTCAACAACTTTAAATTCTTTATAAGGGGTTATCTTGCCATTCTTTGTCCTCATTACAAGGTCATTATGCAAATAAGGATTTTTTGTAGACACGCTATTAAAAAACGCAATATCTTCTTTATTAAAGTCACTCTCTTTATTCTTTTTGATTACATTCCCTTCAAAGTCCTCAAGTCCATTTTTCCCCACTACAAAATTGAAGAATATAGGATTTTCATCTTCTGCTGGTATATAGGCTACTAAAAAATTGTTATAATCCCCTACTGGAAATGAAAATAAATTGTTGTATTTCTTCCCTTCCGAATGCCTATTTTCGTTTAAATCTGCTAAAATAAATTCATTGGATAATGAGCTTTTAGTTTTATAAATATACTCAGACTTAAAGCAATTAGGCGATGGATTGAAAAACGCCTGCATCTGCTCCAAATCTGTTCCTATATAAACCTCATCCATTTGCATAAAATTCCCTCCAACATATTCAATTTGATAGCCTTTTTTTATTTCGGGATCCTTTCTACCCCAAACCATAAAAGGATACTCTGGGCGATAAGGTGTAAGAAACAGTAATTTCTTGCGATTTTTTGTCTTATTCATAAGATCTGGTACTTCAGCTTCTTGTGTATCCCAAGTTCCTGTGATAAGCGTAGCATAGCCCATCACCAAAAAAGTTTTATCTTCTTTGATATAAAACACGCCTCCACGATATCTATAATACCCTATAACGCTTGGTGTCTTCATTTGTGCAAAAGATTCATTTAAAAATAAAATAGTGAATACCAATAAAATACATCTCATACTTTTTAAGTTTATTGCCTGTTAGCAAGTGTTTTACCCCGCAAAGGTAGATAAAAAATCAAGTGCTGCTTGCGTTTTAAGGGACAAAGATACAGATTAATTTATAATGCACAATGCACATTGCATAATTTTAATAGGGATAAACGCGTACTACAAAAATGTATTACGTTGTAGTAATAAAACTATGGGGTTACAGTGTTTTCTAAGGAGGTATTTAATTTTGGTTATATTTTCCAAGAAAGCACGTTTTTGCAGAGGTAGGGTGTTCAAAAATGTATTTTCTTTGTATAAGGTTCGTGTAAGGTCCGTATAAGGTTCGTATAAGCTCGGTATATGATAGTATATTTTACTGTTGTAAGATTGTAGGGGGTGCCTTGTGCATTTCTTAACATAGGATAATTGTCGGGTGGGGCGTGAGTTGTACTTTTGCCAAAAAATCATACGACAATGAATAGATATAACAGTATTATTATCGGTAGCGGTCTGGGGGGACTTACCGCAGGGGCTGTGTTGGCTCATAAGGGTTGCAAGGTGCTCGTTTTGGAGCAACACTACGTGGTGGGTGGCTGTGCTACGGCTTTTAAACGAGGCGATTACCTGATGGAAGTGGGTTTGCACGAGATCGATGGCTTGCACGAGGGGGATCCTAAGCGGGATATTCTCGAGATGCTGGGGGTTTTCGATGCGGTGGAGTTTGTGAAGGCTCCTGAGTTCTACGCGCTGCATAAGGGCGATTTTGAGTATGTGTTCCCCGATGGTTGGGAGCAGTCAAAGGGGCAGTTGCTGCGTGATTTCCCCGAGGAGCGGCAAGGTATTGAGGCGTATTATAAGCTCCTGCGGAAGGCATACCCCGAGGCATTGCGATTCCCCAAGCAAAAGTGGCTGCAAGTGCTTACTTATCCGTTGGTGCCGCTGTTGTTTCCTAACTTGGTAAGAGCCTCGAGCACTACGGTGGGTGTGTGGATGGATAAGCATATCAAGAGCGAGCAACTCAAGGCGATACTCACGGCGAATATCAGCTATTATAGCGATGACCCTTATGAGCTTTCGATGCTGCTATTTTGTGTTGCGCAGAGCTGCTATATCGCTGGGGGTGGACACTTTATTAAGGGCGGCTCGCAAAGGCTGTCGAACTACTTAGTGCAGTACATCGAAGCGCGGGGCGGGCAAGTGCTCTTGGGTAAGATGGTGGATAAGATCCTCATAGAGAAGGGTAAAGCGGTGGGGGTTGCCTATCGTGATACGTTCAACGAGGGAGCGGGGCACGAGGAGGCTTTTGCCGATGTGGTGATTGCCAATGCCGCTCAGCCAAACGTAGTGGCGATGTTGCCCGAGAAGGAAGGGGCTCAGCTGCATCAGCAGATAAAAGACCTCAAGCCTTCGTGTGGGCTACTTACGATCTACTTAGGGTTTAATACTGACCTGAAAGCGTGGGGTGTACGGCATTACTCCACCTTTATACAGGGTGAGGAGCCTCGCACACTCAAGGAGATAAAGGCAAATAATCAAGGAGATTACAGGCAGCGGTCGTTTATCTTTTTGGATTACTCGCAGATTGATGCGCAGTTGGCACCACAGGGCAAGAGCGTGGTGGTGATTTGCACAACGGATTACCTCAGCGAGTGGTCGGATTTGGATACGGCGACCTACGAAGCTCGTAAAGAGGCATTGGCACAGAGCTACTTACAGCGTTTGGAAGCAGTGTATCCGCATATTTTAGAGCACTTGGAATACTACGAGGTGGGTACGGCAAAGACCATTGCGCGCTATACGCTCAATCCGCACGGGACGCCTTATGGGTATGCGCAGAGTAGGGAGCAATCGGGTTCTGCAAGGGTAAAGGCAACAGCATCACCTGTGAAAAGACTGTATTTTGCCTCAGCGTGGTCGCCTACAGGTGGCGGCTACACAGGGGCGATATTCAGCGGTTACCTGACCGCAGAAGGTATTAAAGGCGTGCCTTGGAGGAAGCTGCCGCCTTCGCACATTGAGGACACAAGGGAGATGCGATTGCTCTCTAAGGAGATGATTGCGGAGGATACTATAGAACTGACCTTTGAGAAGCCTAAGGACTTGCAATATGCCGCAGGGCAATATGCGGTGGTGAAGTTGAGCACTCCTGCTTACACTCAGTTGGACTTGCCTTGA